CAAAGTTTGTTCTTTCAAAGTCATAGGGTGTGCTTTCTGATCCTACAACTCTATAAAATGTATTGTTACTCCATCTTTCGCATACTTGCTGTAGTTGCTTGATCCAATTACCATAGTAAGTTGGTTTCATATCTGGAGTTTTGTAGTGTGCTGTGCCTGCATAGATGTTATTAACATACTGATCTGGTGATCCTAAATCAAACCCAAGCAAATATATTCGTGTACAGCCTCGCTCACAGAGTTGTGCAATACTGGCAGGTCCTGACGAATAACCATATGTTGGTCTTTCTAGTTTTCTTGATCCTGTGTCTGGTCTTGGTCTGCGTGTCCAAAACTCATGTGTCATTCCGTAGCCAGTGTCTTCTATTTCTTGTGCCATTTGTCTATCTGTGGCTACAAGTATATCAACTGCTTCTTCTTGGTATATTCTATTACAACCTGCAACAAGTCCGTACTTTCTTAATTTTTGTACGTCTATACCTTGTCTACTTTTTCCGTTACCTAATGCAAATCCATAAGTCATAAAAAATCCCTTGTATCGTATTTAACACAAGGGATTTTGACTGTATAATTTTAAAAATTATATAGCTGTAAGTCTGATTAAAGACTCTGAAGAGTCGTCTGCAACAGCCCATGAATAAACTGTACCGTTGTAGCCAACTGCTTTGTGTGCAGTAATTTTTTGAATAGTAACGTTATCGCCACCATCAGTCTGACCAACGATAGACATTTCGCCGTCGTCGTGTCCTGTTACTTTATCTACAAGATAAGCAACGCCTGAAACTGTACCTGCGTCATTTGAAACTGTAAATTTGTTAGAACCTTTTTGGTTAACAATGTAACCTTCAAAGTCTGTACCGCCAATATCTGCACGAACTGGAATAGTAGCCGGAGCTCCACCAGTTGCACCTAAAAAGTATTTGTCAATAGGTCTTCCCATTTTATATTTCTCCTTATAGAAGTCCGATGTGGGTTCTATCCACTACGCTGATATGGTTAAACAGCATAAACTAACTGCCCTATGCAATTAGCACTAGTATTTATCTTGATAGTGTTGAAATACAAGCTCTGCGTATTCTTTATGCCATTTTTCGTCTGGGTGTGTGCCATCTCTAGCACCTGTTCTAGGATCTATGCCTATATCAGTTAAAGGTCCAGGTCCACTAACACAAGGTATGTTTCTTGACTGGCATATTTCTTTTAACAGAATAATATTCTTGCGATGATTATGCTCGTCCCATCCAGGAACTTGTAGTTCTCGTGGATATGTTTTTTCTTCAAAGAAATGTGTTTTAACAAACGATCGTTTAAATGGCAATTCTAATCTTGTTTCGCATGGCCAACATACTGCTACTAGATCAGGTTTTAATATGTCTATAGTCTTGTATATTGAACGTACAACATAGTCTGGGCTCATAGCACTCTGAGCTAGGTTCCAAACTGTTGTAGGCTGGTTAATGTGTGTTTTAAGTACCTGAGGCCAAGTATATTGATATGCTACTCCTATGCCTACTGTTAGACTACATCCTGACACTAAGATGTTAAAGTCACTACGTTTATCAAAACTATCTGATCTAAACCCATATTCGTTAAAGTCATAGGTTATGGTTCTACTATCAATAGCATTTTCTGGCGTGTCTGTGTCTACCCAATCATATGTTGAGTTAGGCGGATACTTAGCATAGAACAATTCTTGCTCCCAGGCTCGATCCATTGATTCTGTATAAATTTTAAAATCTAATTGCGACATGTAGTTACTTATTTCCTATTTTTTGAGTTAATATATTTAGAAGAGGGGTAAAAAGTTTATTACTGTTCAGAACAAGATCTTGGTTGTGTTTAGATATCATATCTAATTCTTTTATTACTTGTTGCTTATTTTTAATCTGATCAAATTTAATTAATGATTCTATAATTTTTTCTATTCTTAGTGTTGTGTCTTGAACAGCATCGTAACTTTCGTCAATCCAAGGACTAAATGTCTTAAATCCAATTGATCTAAGTGTGGATAATGTTCCTTGAGGTGCAAATAATAGAAACGGTCTTCCGGCAATTATTGGTTTAGATAATTTTTCTGTAATTACCATTTGATTTTCCTGACTAAGATTCTCTGTTTCAAATACTACACTTAAATAACTAGTGTTATATACATTGGATGGAATATATTGACTTAGGAAATTTAATTTTCCAAAAGTATTAGACATTGGGACCATTGTTTGTATTTTATTATCTGTAAACGCAAGATCTAAAAAGTCTTTATTGTCTAACTGGTCTAGTTCTTTTGATCTATATTCAAAAAGATCGTTATCATCTATCCCTGTGTTTTCATTTCTTATATGATACGATACTAAACACAATTCAACTAAATTAAGGTCTTTTAATTTTCTCATAAATTTTTGTCTATTAGGAGTTGTTCCGCCTAATAATATATCTGCTAAAAATTTTTTAGGATATGTGTTTTTATACTCTAATAACTGATTAACATCAGCTGTATCAAACATCCATACTGGTAGAAAAACAGAATTAAGATTATTAACTTTTCCTAATACGCTACTGGCGTAAACATGATTTGGCCTTTGCCTTCTGTCATATTCTAATTCAGATAAATTGTTGCTTAATGGTTCTTGATATAAAAACAATGTTAGTTGGTTACTAACAACATTGAGGTCAGGAAGTTGATATTGCCCGCCAGGTAAAATCTCAATATCATACACATCGTTATTTTTTTCTATAGAGTCTAATTCAAATATCCTAGGAAGTATATTATAAGTATCTTTTACTTTGATCATAAAATTACTTATTGTTTGAAAAATTATAGATAAAAAAAGAGGACTTCGAAAAGTCCTCTTTTAAGTTTCGTAGTGTAGTATCAACTACATCATTACATAATTTAAAATTATGAGAATGATAAGTTTGAAACTGCGATTTCGCCTACGTAGTCAGCCGCATTACCGAAAGATGATGCACTGTTTGTTAATTCTACGTAACCGTATCTTGTCATGAATGATACTACTGGTTCGAATGATGCTGGATCCAATACAACGCCTGATGACATTAATGGAATGTATGGGCAGTAGAACGCCGCCGCATCAGCTTCTGATGAACCTTTATAACCAACTAAAACTGGAGTTGTATCAGCCGCATATGAATCAACATATACTTTCATAGCTGAGTTTAAAGTACCTACAAACTTAGTGTTTGTTGGAGCTTCAAATGTACCTTCAGTTGAACGTGCAAACGCTGATGTAGTAGCTGATTGTAAAACTGTTAATGCCGCTGGTGAAACAACAGCCCAGTTACCAGCACCACGTCTTGTGCGTTGTGCAATCAAGTTAGCTGTTCTGTTGATTAGAACCGCTAAAGCCGCGTGTTCGTCACCAACGAATGTAGCTGTACCTGATACAGTTGCTTGGTTGTATGTAAACTCTGTAGCCGCTAATGAACGTAATGAAGCTAAAACTTCTTGGTCGATCTCAGCAGTAATTTCTTGTGCTAATGCCGCCATTACTTCTGCTTCTACGTCAATACCGTGTTGTGATTGAGCGTCTTGAGCCGCTTCAAATGTCCAACGTGCTTGTAATTTACGTGTTTTAGCTTCAACAGCTTGTTTAAGAATTTGTACTGAAATCTTACGACCGCCTGTACCTTCTTTACCTGCTGTAGAGTCAGCTTTACCAGCAGTTCCGTCACCAGCGTATGCTGTTGAGATTTGGAATGGTGATAATGCTTCGTCACCTGCTGTTGTATCGTTAGCTGAACCTGTTGCATCTAATGTTTCAGCATAACGTACACGTAATGTGTGAATTTGGCCTACTGGGCCTGTCATTGGTTGTACACCAACGATTTCGTTAGCAATAACTGTTGGCATAACTCGACGAATAACTGGAAGAATTACACGGTTTAGTGTTGCTACGTTACCTGCCGCTGATGCGCCTGATGTTGCCGCTTCAGCTAAGTAGTTTTTTGTGTTTTCTAAAATAACACCCATTGAGTTGCGTTTGTTGCCTTGTAGACCTTCTAATAAAGCGTCTTTAGTCTCACCCCAACGGCTTTCAAGAAGTTCTTGTGACATAATTATC